TCACCCGGCGTTCCGATCGAGTTTGCTGATGGCGCCTTTCGCCAGTCGGCGCCGGTCGGCGGCGCGGGTGTAGAGCGAAGCCATCGCGCCTCCCTGCCAGCCAAAAATCGCCTCCAGTTCTGCAACCGTAGCGCCAGCGTTCGCCGCGCGCGTGGCGCCGATCTTGCGGACGCCATGGGCCGACTTCTGGACCTTCGCCGAACGGCAGGCCTCGCGGAAATCGTTGCCGAAGGTTTCCTTGGTCAAAGGCTGGCCGCGCTCGCCGCAGATATAGGCGAGATCTCCGCAAGGCCCTGCGGCGAGCGTCACGGCGAGGACCGGGAGAATCGGGATCGTTACCTCCACCGTGTAGCGGCTCTTTTCGGTCTTCAGCGTGATCACGCCGTCGCTGACGTGCTGGCGTCCGGAGCGCACGGCGTCGCCGCGGCGAAGACCCGTGTAGAGCAGGACGTCCAGCCAGACACGCTGGCGCGTGCCGATCGGCCATCGGGCCTCGTAGCGGTCGACGTCGTCCTCGGTCCAAACCGGAAAGCCGTCGGTCTTCGGTCGTGCCGGGTTCTTCACCCCGGCGGTCGGGTCGACCGCGACGTGTCCCGCCTCGAGGGACCAGCGGAACAGGCCGCGCATGGCGTCCAGGAAGTTGCGCGCCTGGGCGGGCGTGGCGGCGCGCTTCTCCCGACCGGCGACGATGACGGCCTTCGTCATCGCCTGGTAGGGCTGCTTACCGACATTGGCGATCACGCCCTTGAAAATGTTCTCTCGCTGGCGCCGTGTGGCAGCCGAGAGCGTAAGCCAGCCGCCCGTCTCGCGGTATCGGGCAATCAGCCATTCCAGCGAAGCAGCGGAGACGGTAGCGCTTTTCGGCTGCAGCTCGTCGTTCACGGCGGCAGTGTAGGCGGCGGTGAAGTCGGACGATCCGTATTCGCCCTTGATGCGGATCCGCGGTCCATTCCCCTTGCGCACATACCAGACGACCGTGCCGTGGCGGGTCGTCTCTCGCAGCAGGTAGGGCGGGCGCTTGCGCGGCATGGCCGACACTATGGCACCAAATCGCTCGGCCACTCAATCCGCGGCTCCGCGACGATTCCGAGCGGCCGTGCCGTCAGGTGCACGACCAACGTCCCGTCGGGGCGGACCTCCACGTCGGAGGCGCCGGCCTGTTTCGCCGCGCGAATCGTCCGTGCCACATCGGCCTGCGTCAGGACCGCGCCACGTCTGGGCATCAGCTGGAACCTTCCTTCTTCAGCGCGGACCGTCCGGCGCGGTTGATCTTCAGCCGCGGGTAGTGGCCGGCATGATCGATGCGGGCGAGGCCCTGATCTTTCAGCACCAGGCCGGTGCCGGTGTCGACGTGGTCGGCGATGCCCCTGAAGCCGCCGGTGGTCCGCGCCAAGCCGAGCGGCCGTGCGCGGTGGAGCGCCTGCAGTGCCCGGCGGATGGCCGGATCGAGTGGCGCCAGTGCGGCGGGTCGGCCGTGTGGTTGGTGGTCAAGCCGGGTCATCGTGGCGGCGTCAATCCGGGGTGCCGACTTCGGTCAGCGTCGGGTCGGGCTTCGCTGGCAGGTCGTGGGGCAGCACCTGCGCCATCTCCATCGGCATGCCGGCCTTGCGGGCGGCCTCGTCGAGCCAGTCCAGGATAGCCTGCGGCTCGGTGTCGGCGCGCTCGCATTTCAGGACGGCGGTCACGAGCATCTTCATTGCTTCCGCCTGTTCTGTTCGAGGAAGGATTTGACGGCGGCGCGGTCCAGCGGCGCCTGACCGGGGCTGGTGAGCAGCTGCTGGTGCAGTTCGACGTCGAGGATCCGGATGCCGTCGACGCCCGCCCGCCGCCACTCGATCGCCACAGCGCTGCAGACGGAGTCGACGAATGCGCCGAGATCCGGGAAGGCGGGACTGAAGCTGTCGCAGACCGCGATCTGGGCGAGGCGGGTGGTCACGCCGCGTCTCCTTCGCGGACGCGACCGGGGCGGGCGGCCGGGCTGGGGCAGAGGCGGTCTAGTGTGAGGATGAAGCGCTCGGCGCTCGTGCCGGGCGCCCATGGCTTGATCCGGCGACGGCGTAGCTTCAGCGTCTTTGCCTGCTCTACGGATTCTACCCAGCGGCGCGGCGGCGGAAGCATCAGGTCGCGGCGCTCGGTCTTCAGCGCGCGGACATCGAAGAGCTTGACGATGGCCCGCCCGCGATCATCGATTGGCGGCAGGCCGGCGGCGCGATGGATTGCCCTGTCGAGCCGCTCCTCGATCCGCCGCCGTAGGGTCCGCCAGCGGGCAATCTGCGCCTCAACGATCATGTCGGGGACGCGCGCTTCTGCGGCGACGCTGGCGAACTCGGCCTCGATCGCGGCCTTGGCCGGGGTCGGCGTGTCGCCGAGATACGCCTCGTGCGCGTCGTGCAGCAGGCACCAGGCGGCGAGCGTCGGGTCGCCGGTTTCGTCTTCGCAGTCCTCTGCCATTAGCACCGAGTGCTGCGCGACGGAGAACGGCGTCGCGGTCTGCCCGGCATAGCGATTGATCTGCGCCAGGGCGTGGGCAATCTCGCTGTAGAGATGCTCCGGCTCGACGACGGGCGTGGCGAAGTCGAGCGCCCGGCCGGTGACGGTCTGGCACCAAGCGGTCATTTCTCTGCCCTGCCCATAAGTGGCAAGCCGCTGGCGGGGACCCCGGCGGTGCGAACGCCGGCCAGCTGGCGCGCGGCGTCGCCGTGCTGCTGCAAGTCGTAGGGCGTCCAGCCGAGGCCGATGAGGTCTGCGTCCGTACAGTTGCCGTCGAGGCCTCCGGCTATGTCAATCATGTCGGCTGCCATCGTCTCGAAGGGGGATTCGGTCCTGCCGCAAAGCAGGTTGCCCGCGCGAAGGTGGTCGCGCGCTGTGATTTCCTGCGGCGTCATGGGGCGTGTCTGGATCATGGGGAGGGTCCTCAATTGAGGTTGGCCGCCAGCCAGCCAAGACCGAGGCCAAGGGCGACGGCGGCAAGCGTGGCGATCAAAAGCACGGGGATGGCGACGAAGAGGTCGACGTAGCGCCGCGGCGGCGCGGCGTCGAAGGGACCGGACGTGAAGCACTCCGGCAATCGATCGGGGGGCGTGTGGCCGGCACAGACCAGTCAACGCCGAGCAGGCCGGTGGCGATTTTGTCGGCGCCCGCCTCGGAAAAGACGTCGGCCGCCGCCCAGGAAGGAGGAGGAGCGACGACCGATGATCCGTCAGCCTTGGGAGGAAAGCCGACGGATAAGCCGCCACGCCCGGGAGAAGGCGGCGTGGCGGATGCGATGCGCCGATGCGCAATCGGGGAAAGGGCTGCGGACCGCATAAAAGCTCCCAACGGGGTTCGATGAGAGCGAAGGCTAAGTCGGATAAATCCGACTGTCAATCGGAAAAGTCGGGTTAATCCACGGGCGCCGGCGCGAGGCGGAAAAGCTAGCCAGGGTCAAAATACGACTCGACTCCTACGCGCCAGTGAGGAATCTATCCGTGAACGAAAAGAGAACAAATGCGGGAGCGGCGTGGCGTTGAGCGCTCGGCGAAGTGACGAACGACTGTGGAGCCGGGCGCTAGCCTGTTCGGAAACCTGGGGCGACCGGCTGCTGATCGAGTTGTCATCGGTCCAGGTGCGGTGCGACGACTGCGGGCACTCGCGAGTGCTCGGGCCCTCAAATCTTCGCGACGCGGGCGGTCTCGGCGTTCACACCTACCGCGACCTCGCTGCAAAAATCAGGTGTGGGAAATGCCCTCGTCAGCCACTGAACGATCGGAACCTGACGCTCCGGCCGGCCTGGCGCTGTGAGGCTACTGCCTAGACAGGAGCGTGGAAGACGATCTTGTGGACGGAAAAGACGCGGCTGGTCTCGAAGGTGAGGTCCTCCGTCTCACCGTCGTCGGGATTATGCTGCTTCAAGCGCAGCATCTTCGAACTCTGCGACACGAACTCCTTGATATAGGTGTGGGGAGCCTCGTCGCTTGCTTCTTCGAAGATCTGTACGACGACATCATCTCCTGCGCGGACCGGCTCGTGAGGGTTGATCCAGACGGCCTCGCCGGCTTTGAACCTGGGCTCCATCGAGGTGCCGTAGACCTTCACGGCATATGCGCCTTCGACACCCAGAAGGTTTGGGGGGCGGAACAGCCGCCCGACCTCGGATCCGTTGAGAACGAAGCGTCCGTTCGGCCCCGTTACCGACTGACCCAGGAGCGGAACGGTCTCGCCTTGAGGAAATCGCTCATAGCGCGGTGGAAAGCTGGCATTCGGAATGGGGGCGGGAGCGGGGTGGAGCCGAGTTTCGTCGCCTGGCTCGTTCTGAGCAGACCATACCCACTCTAACGTAGCGTCCAGCCCCCTTGCCAGGCGCTCAACGTTGGGGCCGCGAACCGACTTTTTCCTGCCGCTCAGAATGTCGTGGATGAAGGTCCGCTCGAGCCCACCGCGTCTGGTGGCCTCGGCAGGGGTGCGACCAAGCTCGCGAAGCCTCTGCTCCACATTGGCTTTCAAAGGATACTCCATGTCGGATTTATCCGACAAATTGCGCAACCATGCTACTCGGAATTATATCGGGAAAATCCGTTTGATCAATCGGAAAAATCCGACTATCATTTCGGGCTATGGAAAACGAACTTCGCTCCCATTTGGCCGCCTGTTTCGCCGCCTTCAGTGCTGCCTCGTCATTGTCAGCATCCACGATCGCCCGCGCCGCCGCAGGCGATTGGCGGTTCTTCGAGCGCATCCAGACGCACTCCTTCACCGCTCGGAAATATGATGATGTCTTGAGCTGGTTCTCGACGAACTGGCCCGAGGGCGCGGTCTGGCCACAAGGTGTGCCCCGACCCTCGGAAGAGCCTCAGACCGAGGCGGAGAGAGTTGGCGGGTGTGCGCTTGCTCATGATGGCGAAACTGCGGCAACCAGGTTCAGCGGTCATGCAATAAATGCGCGCCACGCCGGTGCCGCGCTGCGGAGCGCAGCCAAATGAGCGCCGCCGACCCGAACTTCATCGCCTTCGCTCAGATCCATTTGCAAGCCGATCCGCTCGGCGCCTTCTGCGTCGCCGATGCCTTCGCCACCTATGCTGCCTTCACCCGGCGGCGTGACGCCGTAATGCTGTCGCGCGCGAATTTCGGCGCGCTGCTGACGGCGATGGCTCGGAGCGTCGGCGGTGGTCGCGAGGGCGACCGGATCTCAGCACTGTCGCTGATGGCGCCGGTTGCCGCGCCGGCCTGCGAGGCGGTGCGTACAGCGCCGTCGGTGCCGCCGATGCCGAGCGCCCAGCGGCTGCGCGTGCCGATCCTTCCGCCCCTTCGACGGGCACACGTCTCTCAGGATGAGGCGCTGCCCGTCCTTCGACAGGGCGGCGATGCCGTCGACCGGTTCCTGGCGACGCGGCTTGCCGAGCGGCCTGGCTATGTCGTGGCGGTGGAAACTTTGCGCAAGCTGGTGCGGTCGGAAGGCCTGCGCTTCGCCGAGGTCGTCGAGCGCGCGAAGGCGCGCTGCCACCAGGTACGCAAGAACGCCTGGGGACCGGACTTCCTGACCGATGCCCAGCTGATCGATGCGAGGGAGGCAGCGGAGTGAAAGCTAACGAGCGTCGAACCGGGGAACGTGAAACGGCACAGGCATCCGCTACGAGGGCAGTTCCCGCTGGTTGCGGAAATAGTCGTGCAGCTCGTCCTCACTCAGATCGAGCATATAGGTCACGTCGGCCGCCGAGAAGCCGGCTTCGAAGGCGAGGCGGATCGCGTCACACCGCGGCGTCCCCAGCACGTTCGGCACGGCGTAATCCCTTCGGTGACGAAGGTCATTATGTGTCTGGCTTTGCGTGGAATGAACCGTCTGCAGATGCGCTGACATGTCGAACTCCTGTTTCAGAGCCGCCCGAGCGAACGCAACACTTCTCGACATGGCGGGGAGAGGAAGCGCTGTTCGTCTTCATCTATCGCTATGGCGGTCATCGTCTACCTCGAATGCGGTTTAGGCGTGTTCGCTGCAATGCGAAGCGCTCAGGCGGGGACGTACGATGAGCGCACAGCGGATCTCGAGCGCCGCCGACCTGTTCATCGAAGAGGCCCGCGCCGTGTCGATCGCCGAGGCGGCCGAGCGGCTGGGGGTGGCAGGGCTGAAGCCATCGGGGACCGGCGAGAGCGTCGGACCCTGCCCGACCTGCGGCGGCACCGATCGGTTCTCCATCAACACGACTAAGAACGCCTGGAACTGCCGCGGCTCGGTCAACGGCGGCGGACGCGACGCGATCAGCCTCGCGGCGCATCTCGGCGGCCACGCCGTCAAGGGCCGTGACGGCTTTCTCGCCGCCTGCGCCGACGTTCTCGGCCGTCAGGTGCCGGACGGCGAGCCGGAGACGGAGGGAGCGCGGGCGGCGCGCGAGGCGAGGCTGGCTCAAGTTCGCGCCGTATCGGCGGCGAAGGCGGCGCGGCAGCAGAGCGAGGCCGGCGCCTATCGCGACCGCGAGCGGGCAAAGGCGCGGGGCAAATGGGGTGCGAGCGCGGAACTCGCGGCGGCAGCCGGGACGATGGTGCGGCGCTATCTGGCGCTGCGTCTCGGTGGCCACGCTCTGCCAGCACTGCCGTTTCTCCGCGCACTCGGCGCCGAGCCCTATTGGCAGGGCGACGACGAAGCCGGGCGCAGTGTCGCGATTCACGAGGGGCCGGCAATGGTCGCGCCTTTCGTCGATCCGCAGGGCGCCGTCATGGGCTGCCATCTGACCTGGATTGATCTCGCCGCACCGAAAGCGCGGCCATTGCTGCGGCAGGGCGCCGAGCCGTTGGCGACCAAGAAGATGCGCGGGTCGAAGATGGGCGGGCTGATCCCGCTCGTCGGCTGGTCGTTTGCCCCGCCCTTAAGCGGCAAGCCGCTGGCGGGGGCCTCGGGCGACCGGATCGTGCCGGAGCCGGGCCGAACGCGCCTGGTGATCGGCGAGGGGATCGAGAACACGCTGGCCGTCGGCATTGCGGAGGGCTTCCGCCGCGACACGCTCTACGCGGCTGCCGGCGACCTCGGCAATCTCGCCGGCCCCGCCGATCCAAAGTGCAACTTCGCGCATCCGTCGCTGACCCGGCCTGACGTGAATGGCAAGCTACGGGCACTGCGCGTGCAGGGGCCGGTGCCGAAGCCGGGGCAGGGTCCGGGCGACGCGGTGCAGGTGCCGGGCCAGGTCGACGAACTGCTGCTGATCGCCGATGGAGATTCCGAGCCCTTTGCCACCGGCGCGGCGATGCTCCGCGCGAAGGCGCGGCTCGAGACGGCCCATCGCGTTGTCGCAATCGCCTGGCCGCCGGCGGGCGCCGACTTCGCGGATCTGCTGACCCGAAGAAGCGAGGCAGCTTGATGGCGCCGAGGGGGGATAATTCCGGCCTCGAGGCCGTGCGGGCGATCCTTGCCGCGGCAACCGCTCAGGCATCGTCGGCGGGCCTCGATGCGCCACCGGCAGAGCCCGAAGCCCGCGAACCCGTTGCTGCCGGCACGGTCGTCGTCAACGGTCGCGAGTTGCCGCAGGCCGGCGATCCGGAGACGGTCGAGGATTTGGTCACCGCCGCCAGCGCGCACCTGCACCAGTCGGACACCGACAATGCGATGCGGCTGATCATGCATTTCGGCCGTGACCTGCGCGTGATGGCGCAGGAGAAGGCCAAGGCGCCGCTGTTCGTCGTCTGGACCGGCACGCACTGGGACACCGCTAACGGGCGGCCTCGAGCGGAGCGGCTCGCGCAGCGGCTTGGCGACCGCATCCTCGGCGAGCTGCAGTTCCTCTCGCCGTCGAAGAAACAGGCGGCCGTCCTGGAGGCGGCCGTGGCGGTTCGTGAGAAAGCCACCGACGAACTGTCGCCCTCGGACAAGCGCATCCTCAAGAATGCCGAGGCGATCGAGAAGGGCGTCGCTGGCGCGCGTAAGACGCGGCGTGACTTCGCCATATCGTCGAAGAACAAGAGCCGCATCGACAACATGCTGTCGGGCGCGGCGCCGCACGTCCTGACCGATCCCGACGAATTCAACGCCGACCCGCTGAAGGTAGCTGTGAAAGGCGCGACGCTTACCTTCTCGGTGGTGACCGAGCGCGAGGTGAACCCTGCGGCCGAGCGCGACGACGCGCCGGCGGAGACGCCCAGCCATATCGACGTGCGGCGGTCGAAGCTGACCGTCACCAAGGGGCATCGGCGCGAGGACCTGATCAGCGAGCTGGTTCCCGTCGCCTACGGCAGGCTGGCGCGCTGTCCGAAATGGACGGCGTTCCTCGAGGAATACCTGCCGAACGCGGAGGTGCGCCGCATGGTGCAGGTGGCCTTCGGGCTCGGCCTGCTCGGCGTCACCGTACAGAAGCTATTCTTCCACTACGGCTCGGGCGCCAACGGCAAGTCCGTCTGCATGGAAGTGATCTGCCGAGTGCTCGGCGAGGCGGCTGTGACACTGCCCTCGACCTCGTTCTTCGGCGGGCCCGGCCAGTCCGGCGGCGCGACGCCGGACGTCGCGCGGCTGCACGGGCGGCGCCTGCTGCGCGTCAAGGAACTGCCGCAGGGCGAGGATCTGCGCGAAGACCTGGTGAAGGAGCTGACCGGCGGCGAGGCGATCACGGTGCGCGACCTCTTCGCCGGCTACTTCGACTTCCAGCCGATCTTCACCGGCCACATGTCCGGCAACAACTATCCGAAGATCACCGGCACCGACAACGGCATCTGGCGGCGCATGGCCGTCGTGCTGTGGCCGAAGACCATCCCGATCGAGAAGCAGCGGGACTTCGAGGAGGTGGTTTCGGATTTCGAGCCCGAGCACCCCGGCATCCTCAACTGGCTGATCGAGGGCGCGCTGATCTATCTGCGCGAGGGCCTACACGTGCCCGACGCTGTGACTGCCGAGACGCAGAAATACCGCGACGAGATGGACCCGACGGCGGGCTTCGTCGCCCGCTGCGTCCGGCCCAAGCCGGACGACGAGGTGCTGGCTCGGGCCTTCTACCAGGCCTACTCGGCCTGGGCGGAGAGCGCCGCCGTCAAACCGATATCGGAGACCGCCTTCGGACGGATCATGGCCAAGAAGTTCGAGCGGCGGGACGACCGCGTTCGCCGCTATGTCGGCATCACGCTGATCGACGTGCCGGCGCGCGAGGTCGGCAGCGACTACCCATCCGGGTATGGCGGCGGATAGCGCGCCGTGACCCACCACATCAGCCGAAACGGTCAAGCCATTGAACCAGTTTAGGTTTCCTGTTCGTTTCGCTGGCCATCGCTCGACCTTAGCACGCCCGAACGCGCGAGGGTCTGCGATGGCTAGAGAGGGTCGCGAGCGTTCACAAAAGGGGTTCGGGGGCCTGCCCAGCAAGGAACTGCGATGGTCTGCGATGGTTTTCCGGCCCCTATGACACACGACGGGGTGAGGGGGGATGGCGGCTTCATGTCTATAGGAACAGCCATAACCCTCGCCAATCACCACAACATGCTGAAAGCGCTGATGAACAACCCTCTCTCAAACTATCGGAAACCCTCTCTCAAACCCTCGTAACCCTCGCAAGAGAAAGGAACTGGAATGAAACGGATCAGGATAGACGCGCTGCTGGCAACTCGAGGGCTACGGCGGATAAGCGAACCAGCTAGCATCCTGCGGGCTGTCTTGAACGAGCCGCAGATCCGACAGCGCGGCCATGATCTCCGTCTCGAGCTTGTGAATTTCTTCGAGGGAGATCCACCGGCGCTGGTCCAAGCTGTCGAACTCCGAGAGATACTGGTCCATGACAATCTCGGCGTATTCGATCGTGGCGCGGACACGGGCAAGGGCGCTTTCCGTTTCTTCGACAAGGTCAGGATCGGCGCGGCCAATCGCGAGCGCCGTCTCTGCGGCCTTCAGCACTCGCACCGCCATTCTCCGGCATGCGGCAGCTTCCTCCTTAACCGAGGTCGCCAGGCTCTCGACGTCTTCGGCCGTCGCCGGCGGCTGAAATCTGCCGGAGAGGATCGTTGCTCCGGCTGCCGTAGCGGTTCTGCTGGCGAGGGCTGCCGATGCCGTCCTTCTAGGCCGAGCTGGCGCCGTCTTCGCGGGCTCTGCCGGATCCCTGACTTTGCGGAAAAACCACATGACGGCAAAGACTGCAGCAAGCGCGGTCAGCCCAACCCACCATTCCATATCGAACTCTCCACTGCTGTGGCTCTGAGTCGACAACACCCTGCCGCTTGCTTCGATCCATCGGTGCTCCGCGCTGCACCCTATTCCAGGAAGCTCGGGAAGGGCCTGATTAGGGCCGCAAGCAAGAAATCTGGAACGAGTGAAGGCGGAAGACGATGAAACGGATCGGAATCGAGGCGCTGCTGGCATGGGCCTATCGGCAGGAACTTCCGAAGGCGGGGTCTGGCACGGTGCGCGGCCATGCCGGGCCGGGTGCCGGCATCGGCGGCTGGGACATGGTGGCGGACTATGGCGAGCTGCTGGCGCTGATCGACACGTCGAACGCCTGGGGCTGCGTGCCGGACTTCGGGATCGAGGACTATCCGCACGAGGACGCGGTGACGGTCGGCCAGGCGGTGGCGGCGCTGGCTGATGCCAGCTTCGAGCCGGCGCCGGACTACGACGTGCTCGCCGACCTGGTGCTCGAGGATGGCAGCCTTCTGACCGTCGAGGAGCGGGACGACTGCCACGTCCGCGGGCTGGCGATCGCCCGGATCAACGAAGGGCGGATGCCTGCGACGGTGGTGCGGATGGCGATGCTGGGTGCGGCGCCGGGGTGGACGAACTGGCCGGTAGCGCGCAAGCGGGTGAGTGGTGCGAACGGCCGCGACGTTTGGGTGCGGCTGGTGACGCGGGCGGGGCCGGACGGCGAAGCGGTGACGGTGGAGATGGACGGCTACGATCGCCAGCGGCAGCGCCCCTATCCCGGCGCCGTCCTGAAGACACGACTGACGCCCGATCCAGTGCAGCTCGTGGTCGATCGGGTGGAGTACCAGGCTTGGGTGCTGGCGCTGGGCGCGCTCGTCGCCGATCTCGACGGGAAGCTGACGGCGCACGCGCTCGACGGGCTGGATTGCGCCCTGTGGCCCTGGGAGGGCGAGGCAGCGCGAGTCGCGCCGCGGGTGCTTCTTGCGGGAAAAGCGCAGGACGCGCGAACGCGAGGCTCCTGTGCCGCTTGACATGCGGGCGGAATTTGGTGCATCCCTTGAACACTGTAAAAGTTCAAACGCCTCGGCCCACCAGCCGGGGCGTTTTGCGTTTCGGGGGTGCCGCATGGCCCTGGTGATCCGCTGGACCGATGCCACCGGCCTTCGCCGTCTCGGCGAGGCGATGCGCGGTTTGTCGCCGAAGGCCTTCAATGTCGGCGCGAGCCGGGCGTTGAACCATTCGGGCAAGATCGCCCGCACCCAAGTGCGACGCGCTCTCACCAAGCAGACCGGCCTGAAGCGCGATGTCATCGTGCGGGCGGTGAAGGCCTCGGCCTCCAGCCCGTCGGTGCTGCGCTACCGGATGGAAGGCGCCGGCGGCGACATCGCGCTGAAGTACTTCGCCCCCCGCGAGATCCGCCGGGGTGTCTCGGCGGCGCCGTTCGGCAAGCGCGAGGTATTCGCCGGCACGTTCCTGAAGGGCGGGCGGTTCCCGGGCCGCAAGGCCATCGGCAAGTTCGGCGGCAACGTCATGAAGCGGCTCGGCTCAGGCCGGTACCCGGTCGAGGCGCAGCAGTCGGGCGTGGTCATTCCCGCCGAAATGGTGAGAGGCCAGACTGCCGATGCGTTCACCTCGACGATCGGCCAGCGTCTGCCGTCGCGTCTCGATCGCGAGATCCGTCGGATGACCAAGGGCGTGATGAGCTGAGGCCTCGCCTCCGCCGCCGCCGCGACTGTGGCGACGCTGAGACAGTTTCGAGGGGTGTGGCGACGGGGAGACACCCCTAGACCCCCACCCCCCGGTTAGGGACCGTGCCCCGGGATGGCCAGGGGGTCGGCGCGCTGAGCCCCCGAAAAGCCACCAGTTTTTGGCCCTGAAAACAAGGTTGACCCGGTTGACCCGGTTGACCTTCTGGAGTTGACCGCCTTGTCGAATGTGACCGCTGAAAATTCGGGCGAAACGGAAGCCGTAGAGGCGTTTCGCGCCGGGCTCTGTCTGCTCGAGCAGCTGGTCCCGTACGAGCGGAACGCCCGCAAGCACTCGGCCGCCCAGGTCGAGAAGATCGTCGCCTCGATCCGCGAGTTCGGGTTCACCAATCCGCTGCTGGTCGACGTCGCTGCAGGGAACGGCATCGTCGCGGGCCATGGCCGCCGCATGGCGGTCAAGAAGCTCCTGGCGAAGGGCGAGACCATCCGCACGCCTGGCGGCCGTGCACTGCCGAAGGGCATGGTGCCGTTCATCGACTGCAGCGGCTGGTCGGACGCGCAGCGGCGCGCCTACATCATCGCCGACAATCGGCTTGCCGAGGACGCCACCTGGGACGAGGAATTGCTCGCCTCGGAGCTGGCCTCGCTCGCCAAGGATGGCGGCCTCGACATGGCGCTGACCGGTTTCGACATGGGCGAGCTGGACAAGATCCTCGGCCGCCTGCAGCGCGGCGGTGCGGCCGACGGCGAGGACGATGTTCCCGAGGTGCCGGTGGTGCCGATCTCGCGCCCCGGCGATCTGTGGCTGATGGGGCCCCACCGTCTGATCTGCGGTGACTCGACGTCGGCGGCGTCCGTCTCTCGCCTGCTGAACGGCGTCGTGCCGTTGCTGATGGTCACCGACCCGCCCTACGGCGTGAAGTACGATCCGAAGTGGCACACCGAGGCCGGCTATGGCTCGAAGGGCCAGGCGAACGGCGTGGTACAGAACGACGACCGTGCCGACTGGCGCGAGGCCTGGGCGCTGTTTCCTGGCGACGTCGCCTATATCTGGCACGGCGCGCTGCATGCTGGCGTGGTGCAGGCCAGTCTCGAGGCTTCGGGCTTCGCGGTCCGCTCGCAGATCATCTGGGTGAAGCAGCGCCCGGTGTTCTCGCGCGGCCACTACCATTGGCAGCATGAGCCGGCCTTTTATGCCGAGCGCACCGGCGAGGGCGATGCCGGTGCCGAGATCGTGCACGACCATGAGCTGGGCGCCTACGTCGTGCGCGTCGGGCGCACCGGCCATTGGAACGGCGACCGCCGGCAGTCGACGGTCTGGCAGATCGACCACATGAAAAACGACACCGGCCACGGCACCCAAAAGCCGGTCGAGTGCATGCGGCGGCCGATCCTGAACAATTCCTCGCCGGGGCAGGTGGTCTATGACCCGTTCCTCGGCTCCGGCACCACGCTGATCGCCGCCGAGACCGAGGGGCGGGCCTGTTACGGCTCCGAGCTGTGGCCGGCCTATGCCGACGTCATCGTCCGGCGCTGGCAGGAGTTCACCGGTCTCGAGGCGACGCTGGACGGCGACGGCCGCACCTTCGCCGCGATCGTGGCCGAGCGCACCGCCGCCGCCGAGGCGGCCTGAAGGGCTGAGCCATGGCGGCGGATGGTCTGATGAGCCAGGTCGAATACGCGGCGCACCGCAACGTGTCGAAACAGGCAATCGGCAAGATGATCAAGTCGGGCAAGATCCCGACGACGGTCCGCGGGGGGCGCAAGATGATCGACGCGGCCGAGGCGGACTTCGCGCTCGGCGAGAACCGGATGCGGGTCAACTCCGACGACGAGGATCCGCGCGACGCCTTCGGTGCTGGGTATGCGCCGGGGATGGGGCCGGGGTCTGGCGGCGGCAACGCGGCGGCCTCGAGCGCGTCGTCGGGGCTCACCAAGGCGCGCACCGCCAGCGAGGTCTACCGGGCCAAGATCGCCGAGCTGGAATTCAACGAGCGCGTCGGGCAGCTGATCCGGGTCGACGATGCGCGCAGGGCCATGGAGCGTTGCGCCGAGATGCTGGTCCGCGGGCTCGACCAGTTGCCGACCCATGCCGACGATCTGGCGACGGCGTTCTCGAGGAACGGCGTCGCCGGGCTTCGCGAGGCACTCAAGGGCGTTTCCCGCGATCTGCGGCAGACGCTTTCCGACAACATGCGGCTCACGGCCGCCGACGATGAGGGAGACGACTAATGGCGAAACATCCGCGCGCGCTCGCTCTGATCGCCGGCATCTTCGCCGGCATGCTGGCGCCGGTGGCGCCGATGACGCCATCGGCCTGGGCCAAGGAGCACCTGGTCGTGCCGGACGGGCCGCGCGCCGGCTCGCGCTGGGATCTGTCGCTGACGCCCTACGTGCCGGAGATCATCGACGCGCTCGGACCGGATTCGCCCCACAACATGGTGGCGGTCCGCAAGTCGGTGCAGACCGGCATCTCGGTGGCCGGCATCGCCCTGGTCGGTTCCTATATCGACCGTGCGCCCTGCCGCATCGGCTATGCCGTCCCGCGCGCCGACGATCTCGCCGAGTTCAACCGGGAAAAGCTCGGGCCCGTCATCGAGCAGACCAAGCCGCTGAAGGCCAAGGTCCGGTCGCAGATCGGGCGCTCGGGGCAGGGCTCGACGCAGTCGTCGAAGCGCTTCCCCGGCGGCTCGCTGGCGCTGCTGAACGCGGGCGCCGCAGCGGATTTGCGGTCCAAGACGCTGAAGGTCGGCATCGCCGACGAGGTCGACGAGTGGGAGTTCGACCTGGACGGCCAGGGCGACGCGCTCGACCTCTATCTCGGCCGCTTCACCGCCTTCCATGCCACAGCCGACTGGCGCTTCCTGGCGCTGTCGACACCGACGCTCGCCAAGACGTCGCGCATCAACGATCTGTTCGAGAAGGGCGACCAGCGCTTCTGGCACATCGCGTGCCCGGGGTGCTCGACCGAGATCATCCTCACCTATGAGCATCTGAAGCACGACGTTCGCCCCCCCTACCGCGCCTTCTATGCCGCGCCCTGCTGCGGTCGCCCGATCGAGCACCATGAGAAGGCGTCGCTGGTCCGCGCCGGTCGCTTCATCGCGACCAATCCGGACGGGCTCTATCCGTCCTTCCATGTCGACGCGCTGATCTCGCAGCTCACCACCTGGGATATGGTCGCGGCCAAGGCCGTTGCGGCCCAGGGCGACGAGCGCAAGGAGAAGACGTTCTACAATCTGTGGCTCGGGCTGCCCTACGAGATGCGCGGCAACGCGCCCGAGTGGGAGCGGTTGATGGAGCGCCGCGAGGCGGGCCTGAAGCGCGGCGTGGTGCCCGGCGAGGGCCTGATCTTCGTCGCCGGCGACGACGTCCAGCACAACGGCATCGTCGTCGAGGCGGTGGCCTTCTCCGAGGATCGCCAGAGCTGGTCGATCGACGCCGAGTTCCTTGACGGGACAACGGACGATCCGAAGGCCGGCGCCTGGCTGAAGCTCGAGGAATTCCGCTCGCGGACGTTCCGCGACGTATTCGGCCAGGATCGTCGGATCGAGGCGCTGGCGGTCGACGCCGGCGACGGCGGCCGCACCACCCAAGTGCTCGAATGGTGCCGTCAGCACGCCGGCGCCTTCGCCATTCGCGGCGTGCATGGCCGCGGCGTGCCGGCGATCGGTCTGCCGGCCAAGAAGTCCGTCACCCGCGGCGGCAAGCGCCAGCGCTATGGCTCGACGATGGCCTGGCCTGTCGGCACCTGGGGGCTGAAGTCTGACAATGTCACCGAGGCGTTTCCTCGCTTCTTCGGTATAGGGTTCGAGCCGGACGAACTCGTCAGCATAAGCGCTATTCGAAACGTATTCGGAGATTTCCTTCCGGTGATTCCCGCAGGAAATGAGCGAAGGAAGGGATCTTGGCGGCTTCAAAGACAAATCGATTATGATTGA